ATGGTCGAAGAATACACAGAAAACGCTCAAGACACCGACCGCGAAATTGAATCTGATGTGCTGGATTCAGCCGACGCAGCCTCGTCTGATGGGCCCACTGAGCAGGAGGCCCCCACCGCGGCTGGACGGGGCGGCAAGGGCAAAGACCGCAACTACGGCAAAGGCTTCATCTACATGCACCTCCGCGACGCGGAGGACGCGCTGCGAAAGATCGACCCCCATGCCAAGCGGATGTCGAAAACAGGTTTCGCCGTCTCGCTGGGACACAAGAAGGCGATCGGTCGCTTTACGCACAAGGCGGACGCTCTCCAGGAGTACAAGCTGATCGACCCGCACAAAGGCAGTGACGACATTGTTCTCACGCCGCTCGCGGTCGAGATGCTTTATGGCGGCAGTGAAGCGGCGAGAACTAAGGCACGCGGGCGTGCGTTTCTCAACTACGACGACTTCCGTCAGACGTTCACGGAGTGCCCGAAGGACCAGGATCACCCACTTACCATCGTCCGCGAGTTCGTGCATGCCAATCTCGGTATCAAGAACGAGATCGAGCGATACCTACGCCTCTTTCTTGAGTCGGCCAAATTCGCTGGACTGCTAGAAGGCGAAGCTGACGTTACAGCGAGCCACATCAAGCTCAAGCCCGTATCGTTCGCGGCAAACGAGGCCATCCGGCAGCAGGAGGTGTCCGCAACTGGCGAGGCCACTTTCAAGACCATGGAAGTAGAGGCCGCGCAAGAGGTCATGCAGCGATTGGGGCTCGGAAGCTTTGTCGCCCGAGGCAAAGTCGCCGAGACGGGAGCGGGCAAGGTCGCGCTCAAGCTCGAGAACGGGGAGTGCGTCCTAGAGATCAACCGCCCGACCAGGGTCACAATCTCCAATGTGGATGCATTAACCGACCTGCCCGAGATCCTCAAGCAGTTGAAGGAGGCGGGTAATGACATCTAGCAAAACGCCCGAACGCAGGTGGCACTGCGTCCGGGCGATGGCTGTTTCCTCCGAGGCGGTGGCGAGACCGCCCAAGGGAGGGCCGGGGCAGATCCCCGACTTGCCTGTGCAACGCAAGTCTAGATCGCGGGATCGCCGGCATCAAGGGTCTTGCCCCGGCGGTCGAGGTGCCCCATGACGTAACCGATACGGCGTCGGCTAGAAAGCTGAAATAGCTGTCGCGCGCCCGTATCGGCCCCCGCAATCCTCCCACCTGCAGCGTGTTGTTCCAGCGACTCGGCGCTGTCCGAGTCGCACATCTATCGGTCTGCCCGCCTCGGGAGGTGTCGGGCATATTCAGCTCCATTCGTCATGGACGACGCCGTGAACAGAACATCAATACCAGATACCCCGTTGCCGGCAATTACGCTCGGCAACGACGACGAGTTCGGCCCCGAAGCGCACCGGGCGGTCGAACTTATGCAGCAGCTTGAATTCGGTCGCATTGAAAACGTTCCTGTCCGTGATGGCGTCCCGATCATGTCGGGCCGCTGTCGCATGCTCCGGAGCATACCGCTCACGAGCACGCATCAGCCACCACAACGCAAAAAGCGGCTCGTTGGCCGAAAGCCTCACGCGAGGCATCGCCGGCTTCTTGCGGAGTGTCGGTCCGTCTTCCGTGGTCTCCTCGCCAGGATCGAGGTGGCCGACGGTCTGCCGATGACCTGGGAGTGGGGCCGTGAAGGGAGGCGCCGCAAGTAACACACCGTCCGACATCTCGATTTTTGACTGTCAGATTCGCCAGCAACTGACCGCGTAGCGCGGAGGTCGTTGGGTGTCGTCGAAGTTTTCGACGAACGCTCAACGCCTCCGCGTTGCGTTTGCGCGGTAGGTCCGCGCCCTTCGGCGATGCCCACGGCTCCGGCTCCGGTCCCAAGACGGGAGCCACCAAGTGGCCATCAACAACAGAGAGCAATTCATCAGCGACCCCGAAGTTCAGGTAATCATCAAGTCCAGCGTCAAGCAGTTAAAGAAACACCCGTTGTTTCGATCTGAAGTAGCCGAACACCTGGAGAGCGACTTGCGTTGCCATCTCCTCGAAGGTGCTGACGATTGGGATCCTAAACGGGGTTCCCGAGCAGCGCTAGCAAACGTGAAATCGGCTAACTGGGTACGGCAGCAGATCCGCCACCGAGATCGCAAGAAGCGAAGGCAGGGTTTCGAAGTCCAGTCTCTTGACGCGCAAATCTCCTGCCGCAGTGGAAAAGACACATCACTGCTAAGCCTCTTGGAACTTGGGCGAATTCGATACGGCGGGAGCCGCTTGAACAGCACCGAGATGGTCGAACTCAGGGACTGCCTCGCGCACGCGCTTCGAAAGCTCAAGCCTCCCCAGCGCCAACCGGTTGTGGACGGGGTCACACAGGGAGCGACCGAATCAGCGGAAGATCACGGCCTGAAGGTACCGACGCTGAGAGGTTGGATCGCCAAGTTCAGGCGGGACTTGAAAGAAGCGCTGAATCCCAAGTAATCGCGCGGTCATCGCGCCGCTCGACGGCATAGGTAATTCATAGGGGGCTGGAGGCCGAGCAGTTCTGGCCTCCAGCCCCCTTTCTCAGGAGACACCAATGACCCCCTTCACCTGCGTGTTCAAGTTCAACGACAAGGTCGATCTCGACGAGGCCGAGGCGACGCTTCATGTCGCCTTGCTCGCTGCCGAAGGCATGTACGGCGAACCGGCCGTTCGGCTGGGGGTTCGCTACGACCGCGACGACGTCGATCGAGCGATCGAGGTTGCGGGCGATGCTGACATCGCCAAGCGGGTCACGGAGATCTGCGCTCAGTTCCTGATCAAGGAATTCGGCGCTGTGGCATTCACGGTGTCGCGGGGCACCGGCGTGGCCGAGCCGCCGCTCGCGGTCACGACATAAGGAAGTCGCCGCTCGCGGAGAGCGGCGAACCACGAAACGCCGGCCTCAACGTGGCGGACCGAGGACCGGCAGCACAGGGGTAACTCGCCATCGATATCCAACAGAACAACGCTCGACCCCTGTCGTGGTCGCCCCCGCCCGCGGAACCCCGTGCCCGCGGCGGGGGTGCCACTTTGGCTATTGAAGAGCCCCACGCCCTACCGGCACTCGATGCCGCGCAGCGATACCAAGCGCGTGGGTGGTCTGTCGTCCCCATCCCGCACCGCAGCAAGAACCCCGGCTACCGGGGCTGGGAGAGAACGCGGCTCAGCGAGGAACACGTCGTCACGCGGTTCGGCGGGACGCCGATGAACGTCGGGGTGCTGCTGGGCGAGCCGTCCGGCTGGCTGATCGACATTGACCTCGACCACCCGCGATGCGTCGAACTCGCACCCGAGCATCTTCCTCCCACCCCGGCGATCTTCGGCCGCCCGGGCAAGCCCCGGTCGCACTACCTGTACCGCGTTACGGGCCCGGTCCCGACGAAGAAGCACAAGAGCAAGTCCAGCGGCATGCTTGTCGAGCTGCGATCGACCGGCCTGCAGACCGTGTTTCCGCCCAGCACGCACGAGTGCGGCGAGTTGATCGCCTGGGAGCCGGGTGCCGAGGCCTCCGAGCCTGCTGCGGTCGATCCGGACGTATTGCTCGCCGCGGTCGAGTCGCTCGCCAACGCGGTCAAGGTCGAGCTGGGTGAGCGTTCTGCAGCCCGCTCCACGCAGACCTCATCGAATCCCGCTCCCGACCGCTCCGCTCGACGCATTGAGAGCAAGATCCTGGGGTGCGTGGCGGAGATGGATCGGATGCGGGTCACCGATCAGCGCGACGGGTCGGGCCGGCTCTTCGCCGCGGCGTGTCGCACCGTCGAACACGACCTCAACGACGACCAGGCCTTGCAGGCCATCCGCGCGTACGCGGCTTCGAAACCATTCCCGCAGGAATGGACGGACGAGGAGATCCTCAAGCGGGTACGAGACGCCGAGTCGAAGGCGACCCGGAGCGTCATCGCCCGGGACGCGTCGTCATCGGGCAAGACCAAGGTCGTCATCGACACCGATGAGCACCGCGTCGTCACCGAGTCGATCGCGGCGCTGGCGGCCGACGAGGGGCTCTACCACCGCGGGGGCGTGCTGGTGCGGATCCTGCGAGATCACGACGACGACGGCTCGGTGCGGCGGGGTGACGGTGTGCCGGCGATCTCGTTCCTGCCCCCGCCCGCGCTGCGTGAGCGGCTGACCAAGCACATCGAGTTCACCCACTTCGTCCAGCGCGGCGACCTGGCCGTCGAGGTGCTCACGCACCCCACGCCCTGGCTCGTCGCAGCCATCGACGCCCGCGGCGAGTGGCCCGGCCTCCGCCCGCTCAAGGGGGTCTCGGACGTGCCCGTGCTCCGCCCCGACGGGTCGCTCTGGCAGACCCCCGGCTACGACACGCAGACCGGCGTGCTCTACGCCCCGTCTGCCGAGTTCCCCGAGATCCACGACCAGGTCGGGCTCGACGACGCAGACGCGGCGATCGAAAAGCTGCACGAAGTGGTCTGCGATTTCGCGTTCGAGTCCCCCGACCACCGCGCGGCGTGGCTCGCGGGGTTGCTGACTCCCCTGGCCCGCTTCGCGTTCGACGGGCCCACGCCCCTCTTCCTCATCGACGCCAACATCCGCGGCGCTGGCAAGGGGCTGCTCGCTCAGACCATTGGTCATCTCGTCCTGGGCCGCGAGATGCCCGTGTCGTCCTACGCCCACGACACCGAAGAGATGCGTAAGAAGATCACGTCGATCGCCATCGCCGGCGACCGCGTCATCCACCTCGACAACCTCGAGGGCGCTTTCGGCAACGACGCGCTCGACCGGGCGCTGACCACCACGCGGTGGAAAGACCGCATCTTGGGCAAGAGCCAAGAGGTGGATCTGCCCTTGATCCCGGTCTGGTACGGGACGGGCAACAACGTCCAGGTTGCTGCGGACACCGCTCGTCGGATCATCCACGTTCGCCTGGACGTCCTCGAGGAACGGCCCGAGGAGCGAACCGGGTTCCGACACCCCCAATTGCTCAGCTGGATCGGTCGGGAGCGGCCACGCCTCGTCGCGGCGGCGCTCACGATCCTGCGCGGGTACGTCAACGCGGGGCGGCCCCGCCAGGACATCCCGGCCTTCGGGAGCTTCGAGGGGTGGTCGAGCCTGGTCCGCGAGGCGATCGTGTGGGCCGGCCAGCCCGACCCCTGCGCCACGCGCGACCGTCTCGCCGAGCAGGCCGACACCAGCGCCGACGCGCTGGTTCAGTTGATCGACGCTTGGCGCATGTACGACGACCTGCATCAGGGCATCGTGGTATCGGAAACGGTGGCGCGCCTGTATTCGAAGGACTTCCCGCCCCGCGACGAAGCCGCGAACGCGATGCGGGCCGCGCTGGAGAACCTCGTGGGCTGCCCGCCGGGGCGAACGCCCGGGCCACGCCAGGTCGGATCGAAGCTCCGCCACTACCGGCGTCGCAACGTCGGCGGCTTCTACATCGACACCGACCCCAACGAGCCGCGACGCAACGGAGCCGTCTGGAGGCTACATCATGCCTGAGCAGACCGGTCACAGTCACACAGTCACGCTGACTCACGGGCACACTCACGCCCTCAAGTCCAGCGAATCTCCGCGCTTACGCTCCGCCCGTGAGTTTGTGAGTCAGATTCCAACCCTTACGCATGAGGGAGAAGCGCAAACACGTCTTCACACGTTGAAAAGAAAAACATGCGTGCGCACGTGTGTGCGCGCCCGCGCATGTAAGGGGGCCGGAAACAGACTCACGCGACTCACAGACTCACGCCCCGCCGCCCCGAGTCCCTACCAGTCCCTAGCAATCCCTAGGGACTGCGCATTGTGCGCTGAGGCGTGTCGCGCGTGCGCGTGCGTGCGCGCACGCAGGCGCGCGCGTGTGTGCAATGCCAAATCCCTAGGGACTGCTAGGGACTGCCAGGGACTAACGGGGATCGGGAGTTCGCACGCCGCCGGTCGAATCACGTCGCCGGGCACCTTACTTGTAGCGTGTGCTACATCTTGCCGATTGCAAATAGGTACTTCCGCGTGACTTATAAACGCTTACGGAGGCGGGAGCGGTCGCGTCAAACCATTGAATTGGTTGTCGGTGAAAGAAACCACCCCCCCCGGAATTTCCCGCGAAAGGAACCATCGCCATGAAGATCAAGCTCACCGCCATCGATGACGTCCGCCCGTACGAGAAGAACCCCCGCATCAACGACCCCGCCGTGGAGGCGGTCGCCCATTCACTGAAGGAGTTCGGCTTCCGCCAGCCCATCGTCGTGGACGCCGACGGCGTGATCATCGTCGGGCATACGCGGTGGAAGGCGGCCAAGCAGCTCGGCCTGGCCAAGGTGCCGGTGCACGTGGCCGAGGACCTGTCGGACGATCAGATCAAGGCGTACCGCATCGCCGACAACCAGACGGCGACGATCGCCGAGTGGGACATGGACCTGCTGCCGATCGAGCTGTCCGAGCTGCAGGCGGCCAACTACGAACTGGGGCTGCTCGGCTTCGCGGAGGACGAACTGGACCGGCTGCTGGCCAGCGGCAACGGCACCAGCGAGGGGATGACCGACGAGGACGACGTCCCCGAACCGCCCGACGACCCCACCACCCAACCCGGCGACGTGTGGGTCCTCGGCAACCCCCGGAATGGGCACCGCCTGATGTGCGGCGACTCATCGAAGCCGGCCGACCTCGACGTCCTGCTCGACGGCGCGGTGATCCACCTGCTCAACACTGACCCGCCGTACAACGTCAAGGTCGAGCCCCGGTCGAACAACGCGATCGCCGCCGGCAACTCGTCGTTCGCCAAGGCCCCCGGAAAAGCCAAGGGGTCCGGGGGACACCATCAGAAGCTCGACCTGGCCCGGCACCCGGAGAAGTCAAAGCCGACGCATAAGCAGATGCGTGCCAAGGACCGCCCGCTGGAGAACGACTTCGTCACGGACGAGGAGTTCGACGCGCTGCTCGACGCCTGGTTCGGGAACGCGGCCCGCGTGATGAAGCCCGGAGCATCGTTCTTCGTCTGGGGCGGGTACGCCAACCTGGGGAACTACCCCGCGCCGCTCAAGCGGGCCGGGTTGTATTTCAGCCAGTGCATCGTCTGGGACAAACAGCACCCCGTCCTGACGCGAAAAGATTTCATGGGGGCGTTCGAGATTGCGTTTTATGGATGGAAAGAGGGTGCGGCCCATCGGTACTTCGGGCCCAACAACGCCACCGACCTCTGGCACGTCAAGAAGGTCAACCCGCAATCAATGGTCCACCTGACCGAAAAGCCGGTGGAGCTTGCCCGGCTGGCCATTGAGTACTCATCGCAGGCCGGCGAGAACGTCCTCGACCTCTTCGGCGGGTCGGGCTCGACGCTGATCGGCTGCGAGACGACCGGCCGTCGGGCGTTCCTGATGGAGATCGACCCGGCCTACTGCGACGTGATCGTGAAGCGCTGGGAGCAGTTCACCGGCAAGAAGGCCGAGCGTCTTCAGGTGACACATGCATCACCGGCGGAAGGCAAAGAAGTTCTCGCGTGCAATTGACTACCAGCGCAGACATCACCAGCTGTGTCTGTCGCCATCCACCTCAACACCGCGACTTATGCCGATGACCGTTCGCCTTCTTCATTCTGAGCAGCCGCCGATATGTGCCCGACCGGTCCGTGTCGATAATGTTCGGCGGGAATGGCAACGTCTGCACGTAGCTTGTCGCAAATCCTGCCGGCGTCGTCTTCGCGTGAATCCTCCGATAGACCTGACACATTTCAGCGGCGACGTGGCTACGCAGCGCCTTGCGACTGGATCGAAATTTGCTGGAGAAACGGCCCAGCCACGTTGTGCGATCCGTCACCTGGATCATATGCTTGAGGGCGGGGAAGTCAGTGTTGCCGTCCCGATCGATGATCAACGGTGCCTGATTGAATCGAAATGGCTGAGTGGTCGGCTCCCATTTCACTTCGCAGACTCCGTCGCGCTTCAGCGTGCGGGCCGGTGGCGTGAGCATGATCAGTCGAAACTCACCTCTTCCGCCTTGGACGAACGCCAGCCTGGCCCTGTCAAGTTCATGAAGCTTCTTAGGGTTCATCAGGTTCTTGCGGTGACAGCCGGTGCAGCCAAAGCTGCCGAACTCGTAGAACGGGTCGGATCGCATCTCGTTGGGGTCATTGCGGCGCGGCTGCCGCAGGTGGACGATGACCACACGCTCCGGCTCGGCGTTGGGGTTATTCAGCTCGATCAACGACGGTTGCTGTGTTGCCCACCACGCCATGAAGCGGGCAGGGTCACTGAACCTTGGCGGTCGAGCACTGCGTTGGATGTAGCCATCCTTGACCGTAAGGCCACCCCAGGCTTCGAGCAGGTCGTGACGGATCCGATAGGCCCGGTCGCGGTACTCGCCGATCGGGAGGCATCGCTGCAAACGCCCAGACACCCCAGGCTTGCCTCGCACGACTATGTCGGTGGCTCCCATCTTGATTTTGCGTGTATGAGCGTTCTCATCGCGACGTTGCCTGGCGACCGAGGCGGCGTCGACGACTTCGTCGACAACCATCAAACCGATGAATGCATAGATCAGCTTGTGTTCGCAGGACTGGCAGGGCTTGAGCCCGGCGTAGAACACCAATGCATCGTCTTCCTTGAGTTCCCGGATGTGCGACCCGCGGCGGCTACCTACATCGCCGTAGGTCAAATACTCGAAGTCAGGATCCAGGTGCATCGCCCGCTTAGCCAGGTGGTCTGGCAATGCGATCGGCACGCCAGTCTCCTGAGCGAACGCCTCGATTGCCGGCACGATCGCGGTGTATGGGCGCTCGCACCCGACGTGAAATGCGGTGCCGGCTTTCTCGGGGATCGGGACGTAGACGAACTTCCCGGTGGCGGCGTCGACCGGCGCATTCCATTGACCGAAGGAGTGATCGACGCCGACTCGTACGAGGATGACCTGCACGACACTTGCTCCCGCAGAACTAGATCCGTTACGAGGCGTCAAGATACCCGCCCTGATCTACCACGAGAAAACCCCAGTCGCGACGGCCGGGGTGGGAGCGGAGAAGGCGTGATGCGCTCAGTACGGCGCTTCGGCCAGGTACATGAACTCGGTCATGGCGTCCTCGTAGAGGGCTGCCGACGCGGGGTAGCTGCGCCTTCGGCGGACCTCGACGCAGCCGCGTTCTTTCATGAAGGCGAGCGCGACGTTGACCTGCGTGTACGGGGCGTCCATCTCGGCCACGAGGTCTTCGAGCGTCATGCCGCCCGCGGCGTGTTCTTCGATCGTGAAGGCGACCTCGCGGAAGATGTCCCGGGTGCAGCGGTGGACGTAGCCGCGGTCTGGGGCGTCGAGGAAGCTCACCTTCATCTCCAGGTGGTCATCAACGACGTCGAAGAGCACCGCACGGCTATTGGGTCGTCGTCGGGTCGGCACGGTTCACGCCCCCTTCGTCAGGGTGAACCGGCCGCGTTCGACCTTGGCGAACCGGGCCTCGTCACCTTTGACCTTGGTTTCGCGGAGGATGGCCGAGTAGAGCGTGGCGTGGGGCGTCTTGCCGGCACCGGGCTTCCACAGGCCCTTCTCGGTGACCGCGTCGACCATCTCGCGTGTGTTCATTGGCGTCTTGGCGTCGGCGAGGACCTTGGCCGCGGCGTCGAGCAGGCTCATCGCCTTGTCGGCCTTGGGCCGCTTAGCCTTGGACTTCTTCGCGGTCTCCGTCATGGCCCGCTCGCTGGCGGTCATGCCGTCTTTGCTGGCGTCGCGTTCGTCGCGGACCCGGGCGTTTTCCTGGTCGGCCGCGGCCTGGGCCTTGAGCTGGGCGTTGCGGGCCTTGCGCTCGGCGGCGGTCAGCTTCTTCATCGGCTGCCTGCTCTTCGCGGCGGCGGGGTTGGTCTTGACCTCGCCGCGGAGCTTCTGGGCCGACTTGATGCGGACCTGGCGGTTGGTCTTGAGGTTGGTCGCGATCCATCCGCCGCTGTCGTGCTCGGCGTCGATGCGGATGGGTACGACCTTGTCGGTGATCTTGGCGGAGTAGGTGTTGCCGATTTTGATGTCTTCTTTTTTCACGATGATTCTCCTGTTGGGAGGGGTGGGATTGCGGGGTCAGCGACAGTCGCTGAGCCCCTCTCGGATCTGGTCGGGGTCGCTGCCCGCGAGGAAGGCGAGCGCGTCGATGAGCGTGTCGCGGACGCGGCCGAGGTCGCCGGGGTATCCCCAGTCGGTGGGGTTGGCCTTGGCGCGGACGCGGTGGCGTTCGAGTTCGAGCTCGATCCAGTCGACGAGCCGGGCGACGTCTTCGCGGCGCTGGGCGTAGGTGGCGGCGGCGTCGGGTGCGTGAGTTGTCATCGAAGGGCTCCTGCGGGGGGTGCTAATTCCGGGGGGGTGGTGGGGTGGTCAGGCGTTGCCGCGTTCGACGCGGACGTGGATGTCGCTCGTGTAGCGCTGGCCGGCGATGCGCCAAGCCTTCTCGCGGGCGTCTTCGATCGAGTCGGCGAAGAAGGCGAAGGTGCCGGCCTCGCGGCGGGCGATCAGGTCGGTGACGGTGGCGCGATAGACGTCCCCCGGAATGCCCGTCTCCGCAGTCGCTTCTTGGTGGGTGGGGTCGTTTGTCATCTGCGTGCTCCTTCCGGGGGCGTGGTGTATGAACACATTGAGCCTCGATTCGGCGGTGTCATCAAGGCAGTAATGCCAGCATCGACAGTTATTTACAGAGATCAGGGATGACCCCGGAAGTCGGCCCCGACATGCCGGGCGGCGGCGCGGACGGGCCGCTGAACCCCTCGGCCGTGCCGGTCGAGCAGCTGGCCCGGTTGTTGGGTCTGCCTATCTCTGACCTACGCCGTCACGTGGCCGACGGCGCGCCCACCAACGCCAACGGCACGATCCACCTGGTCCACTACGCGGCCTGGCTCAACTCGCCGCGACGCGGGAACGACGGGCGACAGGACGGGGGCGAGTAATGATGGACGTGCGTGCGCTATCCCCGACCGAGCTGGTCCGGCTGCTGAACAGCACGCCGGCCGGGGTCGTGGTCAGCGCCGCCAAGGTCCACCGCCAGATGAACGAGGCGGGCCTGCGCATCACCGCCTCGGGCGACCCCCGGAAGGTGAACCTCGTGAAGTACGTGGCGTGGCTGGCGCGCGAACGCGACAAGCCCGCACCCGAGGCGATCAGCTACGAGGAGCGCAAGGCCCGCGAGGCTGAACGCAGCCGCGCGCTATCGCGCGCGGGGCGAGACATTGGTCCGCCCCCTGCCATCGAAGACCTAGGTCGTCGCGCCGCCTGCGGCGACAACTTCCGGGGGTTCTGCGAGACGTATTTTCCGGCCGCGTTCCACCTTGATTGGAGCGACGACCACCTGCGGGTGATCGAGAAGATCGAGCGGGCGACGATCGACGGCGGGCTGTTCGCGTTTGCCATGCCTCGCGGGTCGGGGAAGACTACGTTGGCCCGCGTCGCCGGCCTGTGGGCGATCCTCTACGGCTACCGACCGTATGTGTGCCTGATCGGCTCGGCCGAGGATCAGGCGAAGTCGATGCTCGACGCGATCAAGCGGGAGATGCTCGCGAACCCGCTGCTGCTGGCCGACTTCCCCGAAGCGATCTACCCGATCCGCAAGCTGGAGAACAACGCCCGACGGCAGATCGGCCAGCTCTGCCAAGGCAAGCCGACGTACATCACGTGGTCGTCGGATCGGCTCGTCATGCCGACGATGGACGGCAGTCCGTCGTCGGGCGGGATCATCACGGTCGCCGGGCTTGATTCCAACATCCGGGGGCAGCAGCACACGCGGATGGACGGGACGATCATCCGGCCGTCGCTGGTGATCCTCGACGACCCGCAGACCCGCCAGTCGGCCAACTCCCCGTCGCAGACGCGGCACCGGCTGTCCATCCTCAACGGCGACGTGCTGGGCCTGGGCGGGCCGGGCGTGAAGATGGCGGGGTTCATGACCTGCACGAAGATCTACCACGACGACCTCGCGGACCAGGTCCTGGACCGGTCGCGGAACCCCGAGTGGCAGGGTGAGTGCACGAAGCTGGTGTACCGCTTCCCCGAATCGGCGGACGCCGAGAAGCACTGGGACCGATACACCCAGCTGCGAGCCGAGTCGCTGCGGGAAGGTCGAGACGGCTCCGAGGCCACGGCGTACTACGAGGAACACCGAGACGTCATGGATGCGGGGTCGGCGGTGGCGTGGCCGCAGCGGTTCAACCACGACGAGGTCAGTGCGCTGCAGCACGCGATGAATTTGAAGTTGCGCGACGAGCCAGCCTTCTTCGCTGAATATCAAAACGAGCCCGTCGCCGACCAGGCCGACGACGAGTCGCTCACGCCCGACGACGTCGCCCGCCGCGTCAATGGCCGCCCTCGGAAGGTGGTGCCTCAGGAGTGCAGCCGCGTGACGGCGTTCATCGACGTGCACGACAAGCTGCTGTACTACGTCGTGTGCGCTTGGACGGAGGACTTCACGGGCTACGTCATCGACTACGGCACCTACCCCGACCAGAAGCGGTCGCTCTTCTCGCTGCGCGACGCGAAGAAGACGCTCGGCGACCTGCTTCCCGGGGCCGGCGTGGAGGGCGCGGTGCAGGCGGGGCTGGAGCAGTTGGCGACGGAGCTGCTGACGACCGACTACCCCCAGGGCGAGGGCAACATCCGCATCGAGCGTTTGCTCATCGACTCGGGCTACCTCCCCGGGGTGGTCTCCAACGTCTGCCACAAACTCCCAGGCGGAGGCGAGGTGCCCTCCAAGGGCGTGGGCATCCGGGCGGGCAACCGACCGATGGCAACGTACCGACGCAAGCCGGGCGAGCGGCACGGCCATCACTGGTACGTGCCCAACGTCTCGCGGACCGCTGAGTTCCGGCACGTGCAGATCGACGTGAACTACTGGAAGACGTTCACCCACGCCCGGCTGGCGGTCGCCCCGGGCGACCGGGGGGCGTTGACCCTGTGGGGCAAGGGCGACGGCAACGCACCCGCGGCGATGCACCGGCAGTTCGCCGACCACGTCGCGGGGTCGGAGTCGTGGACGCGGACGCAGGGGCATGGTCGCATGGTGGATGAGTGGACCGTCCGACCCTCTAAGCCGGATAACCACTGGTTCGACTGCCTGGTGGGCTGCGCCGTGGCGGCGTCGATGGGCGGGGTGCGGCTGGGCGTCGAGACGCAGGCCGAGCCGCGCAAGCCGCGGGTGAAGCTGTCGGCGTTGCAGGCGGCGAAGCGGTGACAACGTCGCCATCCCGAGCCTCGAACCGCCCCGCAGTGTCTCCGCTACGTCCCACCGCTGGGAGGCCAGCAGCCCCGAATCAGGTCCAAGTAATGTAGCTCAGCACCGTCAATCCTCGTAACAGAGTCCGGGGATTGAGCCGATGCGTTCTGAGAGGTACGATTGTTCGTCGAGGGACACCTCGACCGATAGCACGCTCATAGGCGAGGTCGATGAACGCGATTTGCCCCCCCCAAATGCTGATCAACCAGCTCAAGCCCTTCAGCCCGGAGCGGTTCGATGCCTGCATGAACCACCTCATGCGGGTGTATGGCCGCTCGCTGGACCAGCACGACATCACGAAGCTCCACGTGATGGCCGACTTCTTCCATGTGCTTGAGACCGGCAAGCAGATGATCGGCGGCAGGCTGAGTCCGTGGAAGCATGGCCCGGTCGTCACCGAGGGGTACAACCGGATCAAGTCGCTCGGCCACAGGTTCGACGAGGCTGGCGACACCCATCAAGGCAAGATCCGGGTCATCGCCAAGTCGGGCAACCGATTCATCTACGAACCCTACGGCACCGTGGATGACGAGGACTTCAGCGCCGCCGAGCTTGAGTCGCTGCGTCGGGCCTGGCACGAGATCATCCCGATGACCTTCGGCCAGCGTGAAAACTTCTTCCACGGCGACGGCTACATGGGCCGGGCCTGGAACGCGGCTCGCCAGCGAGACGGTGCCAAGGCCATCGACTGGACGGAGGTCATCGACGCTTACGACGCCCAGACCGGCGAGGACCACACCGCCGCGCGGCTGATGATCGAAGCGTGGCGAGGCGATGGCTGATCTCAGGGCGAGGGTCTACGACTGCGACTCGAAGGATCCGCGGATATCCGCGCCCTACAGCGACCACCCCTGCGTCGTGGTACTCGAGGTGGCCGGCAGCAAGGAAGCGCTTGTCGTGCCTGCGTTCACCGCCGGGCGTGAGACGATCTCCCGTGCGATTGAGTTTTACGTGAGCCGGGGTGTGGATCGGTCGGCGCTGTCCGTGCTCCTCGACAACGCCCAGGCGATCGAATGGCACGTCAACCGCACGGGCGTGATGGCGGAGTGGTCGGTGTTGCAGATCGATCGGGTGCCACTGGCGTCGATCACCGCGGGCAAGCGCATCGGGACCATGAAGCCCGAGCCCTTTCTGCAACTCGTCAACGCGATCCTGTCGTTCGCCCAGACGACCCCAGGTCAAGGCCAGTTCTCCGCCCCGCTTCTCAAAAAGCTGCGCAAGCTGGCTGAGGAGCTACAAGGGACTTGACCGGGTACCGTGGGATCATGGCAAGGAACTTCAGCGAGTTGCGTGGTCGGATGTCGCCGGAGCGGCGGCAGCGGTCCGAGGCGATGGCCGATGACATGTCGGTGCAAGTTCTCCGAGACGCGGTGAAGTCTCGCGTTCCGAGCGGTGGGAGCATCGACGACTTGAGCATCCGTGAATTGCGAGACGTCGTGGAGGGACTTGGCGGACAGATGGCCGTCACCGCCCGGTTATCGAGGGGCCGCGAGATCGAGCTCTTCCCGACGTTCGAATGATCACCGCGGCCACGATCATCGGGGTCCAGAAAATCTTGCCCACTGCCTGATCATCACGCCCACCAACGGCATAGGTAACCCATAGGGAGAGCTCTCCCTTGGGAACCTTGCCTTGACCGACACCGACCCCAACAGCCTCGAAGATGCGATCCGTGACAACGCCGTGTCGCCTGCCAAGGCGAGCGTCGATGGTCAGTCGGTCGAGCAGCACGGCTTGACCGAGCAGATCGCCGCCGACCGCTACCTCGCGTCCAAGCGTGCCGTGGCCAAACGCGGCCTGGGCGTCAAGACCACCAAGCTCGTGCCACCGGGGGCCGCGTGATGCGTTTGCCGCTGCTCTCCCGCCTGCGTTCTGCCCCGACCCCATCCCCCTCCCCCCGGGCCGTGGCGGCCGACCGCCGTCGCGGCCTGTTCCGCGTCGTGCCCGCGTTGCGTGGCAAGTACGACGCCGCGCAGACCACGCCCGACAACTACCGCCACTGGGCCAACGCCGACCGGCTGAGCCCCGACGCCGCCGCGTCGCCCGAGGTGCGGGCGATCCTGCGCAGCCGGTCCCGCTACGAGGTCGCGAACAACAGCTACGCCCGCGGCATCGTGCTCACGCTGGCCAACGACACCATCGGCACCGGCCCGCGTCTGCAGATGCTCACGAACGACCCGGCGGCCAACACGGCGGTCGAGCAGGCGTTCATGCGGTGGGCGAAGTCCGTCGGCCTGGCCGAGAAGCTGCGCACCATGCGCATGGCCCGGGCCGAGTCGGGCGAGGCGTTTGCCGTGCTGACGCACAACCCCAGCGTGGACGGGCCGGTGCAGTTGGACGTTCGGCTGATCGAGGCCGATCGGGTGACCACGCCGCTGTCGCGTCGCGACCTGATGGGGGGTGTGGATGGCATCGAATTCGACCGCTACGGCAACCCGACGCGCTATCACGTGCTTCGCCATCACCCCGGCGACGTCGGCGGCCTCGCCGCCTTCGACGAGATCGATCGCGTGCCAGCCGCTTCAGTCGTGCACCTGTTCCGCGCCGACCGGCCGGGTCAGAGCCGAGGCGTGCCCGAGTTGACCCCGGCGTTGCCGCTGTTCGCCCAGCTGCGACGCTACCGCCTGGCGGTGCTGGCCGCGGCCGAGACCGCCGCGGACTTTGCGCTGACGCTCTACACCGACGCCCCGCCCTCGGGCGAGGTCGATGGCGTGGAAGCGATGGACACCTTCGAGTTGGAAGCCCGCATGGCGACGACGCTGCCCCAAGGCTGGAAGCTCGGGCAGGTCAAGGCCGAGCACCCGAGTACCAACCACGTCGAGTTCGTCAAGTCGATCCTCGCCGAGATCGCGCGGTGCCTGAACATGCCGTTCAACGTCGCCGCGGGCAACAGCTCGGGCTACAACTACGCCTCGGGTCGGCTGGATCACCAGACCTACTACAAGGCGATCCGCGTCGACCAGTCCCACATCGCCGACACCGTCCTCGACCGCATCTTCCGCGGCTGGCTGAACGAGGCTGTCCTCGTCGAGGGCCTGTTGCCGCAGTGGATGCGCCTACGCGGCGCTCTGGGTGATGTGGAATTCCGGGGGCAGTGGTTCTGGGACGGCACCGAGCACGTCGATCCCGCGAAAGAAGCCAACGCGCAGGCCACGCGGCTGTCGAGCCACACCACCACCCTTGCCCACGAGTACGCCCGCCAAGGGCGTGACTGGGAAACCGAACTCCGACAGCGGGCCAAGGAGGTCGCGCTGATGAACGAGTTGGGGCTGTCGCAATCCGCGACGGCAACGCCCGACGACGACGAACCCGACGACGACACCAACCCCGAGGACCACGATGACGCCACGGATCGATCAACCGCTACCGCCACCCCCCGGAATTGACGCCGCCCCCGCCCCCGGAAGTGACCCCGCTCCCACGCGGAGCGTGTCGCTCACGGCGCAGGCCGAGTTCGAGATCGAGGCGGCAGCCCCGGAAATTGAGTCCGGCGAGAAGGCATTACCCCGCTTCCGCATGACGGCCTACACCGGCAGCCCGATGAAGGTCGCCGGGTGGCGGCACCCGGTGGTCATTGACCTGGCCGGCCTGGCGATCCCGTCGCCGTCGCGTCCGATCCGCTTCGGCCACGACGCCGCGTCGGGCGTGGGCCACACCGACAACGTCGCCGTCGAGGACGGGGGCCTGGTCGCCACCGGCGTCATCTCCCGCGACACGGCCGCCGCGCGTGAGGTCGTCGCTTCGGCCAAGAACGGCTTCCCCTGGCAGGCGTCGGTGGGCGCGTCGGTCGAAGCGTTCGAGTTCCTGCGCGACGGCCAGACCGCCACCGTCAACGGCCGCGAGATGACCGGCCCGCTCAACGTTGTCCGCCTCTCCACCCTCGGCGAGATCAGCTTCGTCGACCTCGGGGCCGACGGACAGACCACCGCCACCATTGCCGCATCCCAACCTCACCCCGCCCAATCACAGGGGGACAAGACCATGCCTGACGCTCCCATCGAATCCTCAACCGACAACGTCACCGCCTCGACTCCGACCGCGCCTAACGCCGGCGAAGCCGTCCAGCAGCTGCGGGCCGAACTCGCCGCCGAGACCGACCGCATCGCTCAGGTGCGTCGGCTCTGCGCCGGTAACCATTCCGATCTGGAAGCCAAGGCCATCCGCGAGGGCTGGGACGCCACGCGAACCGAGCTCGAAGTCCTCCGTGCCAGCCGACCCCAGGCCCCGCATGTCCACGTGCCGATGACCGCCCAGCCGGTCAACCAGCGCGTGCTCGAAGCGGCCTGCGTGCTGTCCGGCCGGCTGACCCAGCCCGAGACGCACTGCGCCGAGCAGGACCTCGAGGCCGCGACGCGCGAGTTCGGCGGGTCGCTGGGCCTGCAGGAGCTGCTGCTGCACGCCGCGTGGGCCAACGGCTACACCGGCCGGACCTTCCGGGATTCACGTGGCGTGATGGACGCCGCATTCGGTCGTGGTATTGAAGCCGCCGCATCGACTATCGACATCGGCGGCATCCTCTCCAACGTCGCCAACAAGTTCCTGCTCGAAGGCTTCTTCTCCGTCGAGCGCACCTGGCGGAACATCTGCTCGGTCCGGTCGGTCACCGACTTCAAGACCGTCACCAGCTTCCGCCTCACCGGCGGCGACACCTACCAGCGGGTCGCGCCCGGCGGCGAGATCAAGCACGGCAGCCTCGGCGAAGAGCAGTACGCCAACAAGGCCGACACCTACGCCCTGATGCTGTCGATCGACCGCACCGACATCATCAACGACGACCTCGGGGCCATCACCACCGTCCCGCGGAAGCTGGGCGCGGGCTCGGGCAAGACCATCAACGAGCAGTTCTGGGCGACCTTCCTCGACAACGCGTCCTTCTTCTCGGTCGCCAACAAGAACTACGCCGCCGGCACCGACACCGCGCTCTCGATCGACGGGCTGACCAAGGCCGAGGTCATGTTCATGGACCAGGTCGACGCCGACGGCAAGCCCATCGGCGTGCTGCCCCAGGTCCTGCTCGTGCCCACGGCTTTGTCCGCCATGGGCAGCCAGCTGCACAAGTCGACCGAGCTGCGCGACACCACCGCCAGCAACAAGTACCCCGTGACCAACCCCCACCAGGGCAAGTTCCGCGTCGAGGTCAGCCGCTACCTCGGCAACGCCGTCTTCACCGGCCACTCGTCCAAGGCGTGGTACCTCCTCGCGGACCCCTCCGACCTGCCCGTCGTCGAGGTCGCGTTCCTCAACGGCCGCGAAGCCCCCACCATCGAGACCGCCGAGCAATCGTTCAATCGGCTGGGCGTGCAGATGCGCGGCTACCACGACTTCGGCGTCGCCCTCCAGGACCCCCGCGGCGGCACCAAGTTGAAGGGTGAATCGTAATTCGCTTCCGCCAATCCAAGGAGTAACACACCATGCCCACCGCCACCTACGTCCATCACGGCGACACCGTCAACTACACCCCGAGCGTCCTCGTGCCCGCTGGCTCAGTCGTCGTCGTCAATGACCTGCTCGGGATCACCACCCGCGACCTGCCGGCCAATCAGCCCGGTTCGCTCGCCGTGGTCGGCGTCTTTGACTTACCCAAAGCCACCGGCGCGGGCAGCGCCTTGGACATGGGCGTGCTCGCCTACTGGGACGCGACCAACCAGGTCGTCACGGCCGCCGATGCGTCGGGCGTCAACAAGCTGCTTGGCAAGACCGTGGCCGCGTCAGGCGACGACGACGCCACCATTCGCGTCCGACTCGAGTCGGTCGCACTGATCGACGGCGGCCGCTGATCCCCGGAGCACGCATGTCCAACGCCTCGACCAACCTGCTCCGCCGCGCCCGCGCGTTCCTCGATCGGCAACGCGAGGCCCACCTCGCCGAACCGGTGGTCTACCGACGACCCGGTAAGGCCGACCTCCCCATCGCCACCACGCTCGGCACCACCGAGCACGAGGGCAACGACGATTACGGCGCGACGATCCGCTCTCGCTCAGTCGACTTCCTTGTTGCCTCGGACGTCCTGCTCCTCGAACCGCGGATCGGTCATCAGCTGATCCACGACGGCCGTGTCTACGAGGTCATGGACGTCCACGGCGATGGGCCCTGGCGCTGGTCCGACCCGTACCGCACCACTTACCGCATCCACACCCGCGAGACCGGCCCCGCCGAGGAAGACGAAGCGTGAGCACCTGCACCCAAGCCGAGCATTGCGAGAACCAGTTCGAGTCGATCCACCTCAAGCTCGACCGGCTAGACGAAGCGATACGCGGCAACGGCAAGCCGGGCCTCCAACTGCGGCTGGACCGTCTCGAACAGGACGCCCGCCGGCAGCGGCGGCTGATCTGGGTCGTCGTTGGGGCGGTGACCGCCGCGGCGGCGTCGGCCGCCGTGGCCTGGCTCACGGCAGAAGGGGTGGTTTAAGCCATGAGCGTCATCGTCCAGCTTGCCGATGCGGTCGCGGCCGAACTCAACGCCGCCGCGTTCACGCCCACCTTCACCGCCGAACGGCGTGTGCTGCCGGTCTATGAGCTGTCCGAGCTGAGCGGCCTGCGTGTCACCGTCGTGCCCAAGGCCGTCGAGATCACCGGTGCCACCCGCGCCGCCAGCCAGCACGACCTCACCATCGACATCGGCGTCCAGCAGCGCGTCCCCCCGGACGCCGACATCGACACCTTCGTGCTCCTGCTCGGCGGCCTCGTCGATGCCATCGCCGACCACCTGCGTCGCCGCGAGTTGGTCCAACTTCCGGGGGTGAGTTGGGTGAGCACCACCAACGACCCCGTCTACGCCCCCGAGCACCTGAACGAGCGTCGCGTGTTCACCAGCGTGCTCACCGTCACCTACCGAGGGATGCGATGATCGACGCACGCGTCCAGCACCTGTTCTTCGACCGGCCCGCCGTCGTGCGGGCCACCGATCGCGCGACCCGACGCGCCTTCAGCCTCTTCGGCGCATTCGTCCGACGATCGGCCAGATCGTCGATCCGACGACGCAAGCGAACCTCCGCACCCGGCCAGCCCCCGACGTCACGCACCGGCCTGCTCAAGCGCTTCATCTTCTTCGGCTTCGACCCCACCAATCGATCCGTGGTCATTGGCCCCGCCCGCCTCAACGGCTCGGGCCGCGGCGATGCGCCGTCGCTGCTTGAGCACGGCGGCACGACCACGCTCCTCCGTCGCGGCACGCGACACCGCGTCCGCATCCAGTCGAGGCCGTACATGGGCCCCGCCTTCGAAAAAGAACAACCGAAGCTCCCCGCCATGTGGCGGGACTCAGTGCAATAACGCAACCCCGGAGTACCCCCATGCCCGACGCCTTCCTCCTCGGCATGAACGCCAAGATTTATCAAGGCCCCGCTGGAAGTGATCTCGCGACGTTGACTGAAATGTCCAACGTCAAGGACGTCACCCTCAACCTCGAGGCCGGCGAGGCCGACGTGACGACCCGCGCCAACCAGGGCTGGCGGGCCACCGCCCCCACGCTCCGAGAGTGCACCGCCGAGTTCGAGATGCTCTGGAAGCCCGGCGACACCGGCTTCGACGCCGTGAAGACCGCCTTCCTCACCGCCGGCACCCTGCGCCTGGCCGTCCTCACCGGGGCCAGCGACGCCTCGGGCACCGAAGGCCCGCTCGGCGACTTCTCCATCACCAACTTCAGCCGCAGCGAACCGCTCGAAGAAGGAGTGACGGTGTCGGTCACCGCCAAGCTGGCGGTGTTCGATCAGTGGGTGGAGGTGGCGTGATGATGACCCGTCGCTCAGATCGCCTTGATCGCACAGCCGAGTTGACGGCCGGCCTTGGCCAGCGTCTTGTCGGCCGTGATCAACTCGATGCCGTGGGCGTGAGCAACCGCCAGGTGCAACGCGTCGAGCGTCCGCAATGCGGTGACGCCCGAGTCGATCCAGTCGTTCGCGAGCGCGTAGTGCGTCTCGTCGATCGACAGGGGCTCGAAGACATCGGCGCGGACGTGGGTCTGGAACTCCGCAACGATGCGGGTCGCCTCGGTCCTGGTCAACGATCCCTCGCGGGCTTTGCGCGCAACGGCGGAACTGAACTCAACGCGGGTCAGGCTGGAGATCGCCGGCTCACACTCACGCAACGCACGGTCGGCCCGACGCGTGCCGGGCTCATCGCAATAGGCAGCGGCCAACACGCTGGTGTCGACGTACGCCCTCACGCCCGTTCCTCGTCACGCATCTCGCGAAGCGTCTGCGACAGGTTCTTGCCGCGCGGGCGGATGGAGGCGCGGAAGTCCGAGAGGTCGGGGAACTTCGGACGCGCCTTGGCCACCGGGGTGATCTGCGCGATGGGGGTGCCGTAGCGGGTGATCGTGACCGACGCGCCAGCCTCCGCCTCGCGGATGACGTCGCTGAGGTGTTGGCGGACTTCTTTGACGCTGAGCGTACGCATGACCGAACTCTCCGGGGTGTACATCAAAAGTGTACATCTTCTATCGACCTTTGACCACCGGGAATCCACCCATGCAAACCTTCCAAGACGCCTCGGGCCGCACATGGACGCTAACCCTCAACCTCGGCACCGCCATGGCCGTCCGCGACAGACTCGGCATCGACCTCTTGCAACCCGAATCCCCCCGCCGCGACGACCCCGACGGACCGCCCGCGCTGACCCTGCTCGGCACCGACGAGATGCTGCTGGGCGAAGTCCTCTGCCTCATGCTTGAAGGCCAGTTCGCCAGCCACGGCGTCACCGCCGAAGAGGTCCGGGGGGTCTTCGACGGCGAGACACTGTTGGCGGCGCAGCGGGCGTTCTACGAGGAGCTCGTGGTTTTTTTCCGAGGTCGGGGGCGGACCGACCGCGCGAAAGCCGTCGCCAAGCAGATGGGCATGATCGACGCCGCGGTGAAGGCGATCGAGACCAGACTCGATCGGATCGACCCCCGGAAGTTGGCCGAGGACGCGATCGAGACGCAAGACAAGACTTCCGGGGGTGGGCCACCGTCTGGCAGATCGCCGGAGCGATCTCCCTCGCCCCCGGAGGTGACGGCCTCCGCGGATTGACCTTGAGAGAACTCCTGTGGATGGCCGACGGCCACGCCCGCGACCGCTGGCACCGCACCGCCGCCCTGTGCGCCGTGATCGCCAACTCGAACAGATCGAAGAAGCAGCGCGTGTTCCAGATCACCGACTTCCTGCCCAAGACCATGCGACCCAGACCAACACAACCCGACGAACCCGACCGCCAGGGCCTGGCCATGGTGCGGGCCGCGCTCGAAGCGGGGAGGGGCAAGTAACCCATGGCCAGCTCACGCGGTATCCGGGCCGGTCGTGCGTTCGTCGAGCTGTTCGCCGATGACACCAAGCTCGTCCGCGCCCTCCGCGCCGCCCAGCGCAAGCTGCGGGCGTTTGGCGGGTCGATCCGCGGGATGGGCCTGCGTGTGGCCGGCATCGGCACGGCGCTGCTGACCCCGCTGATCGCCTCGGCCAGGTACTTCAGCTCGTACGGCGACCAGGTCGCCAAGATGGCCAAGCGGACGGGCTTCTCGGTGGAAGCCCTGTCGGAGCTCAAGTTCGTCGCGTCACAGACCGGCACCGAGTTCGAGTCGCTCGAAATGGGCCTGCGGCGCATGCAGCGGTCGATCTACGACGCGGGCCGGGGCATGGCCACGCAGAGCGACGCGCTGGCCGACATCGGCCTGGCCGTGGGTGACTTGGACGGCTTGGCACCGGTGGATCAATTCAAGTTGTTGGCCGATCGAATTGGTCAGGTCGAGGACCCGACCCGTCGGGCGGCGATCGCCATGACGCTATTTGGCCGAACGGGCACGAACCTCTTGCCGATGTTCGCCCAAGGGGCCGAGGGCATCTCGGCGTTGCAGGAAGAGGCGCGACGTCTGGGCCTGTCGATGTCGGGTGAGGGCGCCGCGGCGGCCGAGGTATTCACCGACGCCTTGGACCGGCTGTGGAAAGTCGTGCGTCAGGGGGTGTTCAACGTGGGGGCGGCGCTGGCACCGATGCTCACAAGGCTCGCCGACACGCTGCTGCGGCTGGCGGTGACCGCCAGCGAGTGGATCAAGGCCAATCGCCAGCTCGTGGTGCAGGCCGCGAAGATCGCCTCGGTGATCACCGGGGCCGGCATCGCGCTGATCCTGCTGGGCGGGCTGCTGCTCGGCTCGGCCGTGGTGATGGGCGCGTTGGCGTCGGCGGTCGGCGGGGTAGTGTCGGTGCTCGGCGGTCTGACCGCGGCGCTGGCATTGATTGTCTCGCCGATCGGGGCATTGATCTTCGCCGTGACCGCACTGTCGGCGTACCTGCTGCACGCCAGCGGGGTCGCGGGGCAGGCGCTCGGCTGGCTGGCGGACCGCTTCACCCAGCTCCGCGACCGAGCGACCCAAACCTTCCGGGGGATCGCCGATGCGCTCGCCGCGGGCGATGTGTCTCTGGCCGCCCGCATCCTGTGGCTGGCGCTCAAGGCCGAGTGGGTGCGGGGCACGAACTTCATCCGCAGGCTGTGGCTCGGCTTCAAGCACTTCATCATGGACGTGTTGGTCGGCGCGTTCACCGGCGCGCTGTCGGCGCTGCAACTCGTCTGGCACGGCCTCGAAGCCGGATGGATCGAGACGACGGCGTTCCTGCAGACCGCGTGGCTGGGGTTCGTCAACATCTTCACCCGGTCGTGGGAGCGGATGCGGGCGCTGGCGGCGAAGACGTGGAACGTCATCAAGAGCCTGTTCGACGACTCGCTCGACCCCAGCAGGGCGAACGCCGAGATCGATCAGGCACTCCGAGAGCGGCTGTCGGAGATCGACGCCGGCACCGGCGAGCAGGTCATCGAGACGGATCGTCGTCGTGAGAGCAGGCGTCGCCGGGCGGCCAGGCTCAACGAGCAGACGCTCGGCGTCATCGGCCAGCGGTACGAGGATGAACAGGACCGGCAGGCAAGGGAGCAAGTCGACGCCCAGCGCGACGCCGAGCGGGCGTTGATCGACGCTCGCCGCGAGTGGGAGCAGGCGATTGCCGAGGCGAGGCAGAAGCGCGAGGCGGTCGAAGCGGAAGGCGGGACGCCGCTCGGCCTCGACGGCATCGAGTTGCCAGATTTGTCCGCGCTGGGTGATGAACTGGACCGGGCTATGGACCGCATCGCGTCGGTGGGGTCGTTCAACCCCGCGGCGCTGGTCGGCATGGCGTTCCAGGGCGACGCCGCCGAGCGCACCGCCGACGCGGCGGAAGCCACCGCCCGCAATACGAAGCGCATCGAACGCGAGGTCCGCACCGGCGGCCTCACCTTCACCTGATCCCCACCCCCGGAAGTATTGGGATGCCCGTTGTAATCGAGGAAAAATTCGGTCGCGTGCTCGCCGACGAGTCGGCGGAGCTGACTTATATTGTCCGCGGCACCGACTCCGACGCCACGGCCCGTTCGCAAGTGCTCAGCGCATCCCCACTGACGCACGAGGGATTGAAAAGAGACGACGCGGAAGTCGAAGAGATCGCCCCAAGCATCTGGCTAGGCGCAGTGCGCTACACCAAGCCGACCGGCGGGGCTACCGCCGATCCGGGCGAGTCCAGCTTCACCTTCGAAACCCGCGGCGGCACGCAGCACATCACCCAGTCGCTCCAGACCGTCGGGAGCTACGCCTCCGGCGACATCCCCGCCGCTCCCGACTTCCGCGGCGCGATCGGCGTGACC